CTTTGTTCCCATACTCGTACGAGTGTGCACACGGCCCTTGGTGCTCGTGGGGTGAGTTTGCATATTGAAATACCTCATAAGTAAAGGGTTTCAGCAATTAAGCCATAAGCCAATATTCAAGAACCCTGTACCATAAATCAGGGTTCATAAACCATAAATCATAAAATATAGGGTATCTTGTTCAACCGTTTTGAAATTCGGTGGGAATTACGATAACTCGTCTCACTGTGGTTCTTGGGCTCGTAATTGTAACAATACTCGTACGAATGTGAACACGAACAATGGTGCTCGTGGGGTGATATTGTGAGTCCTTCGTAAGAAGGAAATGCAAACTGGAACAAGTATCCTTCGTCTTCAGGCGAAAAAACAATGCGTTGGTTGGTTTGTTTGAGTAAATAACATGAAAATTCAAGCCAACCTTTTTTAAAGGTGAACAATGAAAAGAACAGGTAATTTGTGGGATAGATTTATTTCAAAAGAAAACTTTTATCTTGCATGGCGATTAACTAAAAAAGGAAGAAGTAGAAGACGTGATGTAAGAAAATTTGAAAAGAATCTTGATGCAAACCTTGAAGCATTACGTCAAAAAGTTATTGACGGTAAGTTTAAGACTTCTAAATATCAGACAAAGTATATCAAGGAAAATACAAAAAGAAGGTTAATTTACATATTACCGTTAGAAGACAGAATTGTTCAGCACGCAATAATAAACATCATTGAACCAATTTTTGTAAAAAGATTTATTGACCAAACTTATGGGTGTATATCAGGCAGAGGTCAGTTGAACGGCAGTAAATATGTGAGAAAACATATCAAAAATTATAAATGGTGTTTGAAAACAGATGTAAGAAAATTTTACCCGACAATTGACCAACAGGTTCTTTATGATTCTATTTGCAGAGTTATTAAAGATAAAAACTTATTAGTCATTATTAAAGATATTGTATTTTCAATTGAAGGTGGTAAAAATTGCCCTATCGGTAATTTGTGCAGTCAGTTGTTCGGCAATGTTTATTTAGATAACCTTGACAGGTATGTGAAACATACCCTGAAGGTAAAACATTATTGCAGGTATTGTGATGACTGTGTGTTTTTCGGTCACACAAAAGAAGAACTATTTGAAGTTAAAAAGAAAGTTAAAGAATTCGTTGAAACTAAACTGCTTCAAGAATTGAGTTTTGCTGAAGTGTTTAGAACTAAACAAGGTATTGATTTTCTCGGTTACAGACATTTTAACGGCTACACCATTTTAAGAAAAAGAACTGCACTGAAGTTCAAAAGGGCATTAACAAAAATCAAATCAGGCAAGGATAAAAGAACACTGCTTGAACGTTTGAGCACAATAAATTCTTATAAAGGTTATGCTGAACATTGTTACACATACAACTTGATAAGGAAGTTAGAAATGAATAAAACGATAGCAAACATGACGATTAAAGAATTTAAAGAAATCGGTGCAAAACCTGATTTACCGTTATGTGGAAAGAAGGTCAGTATTTTAACCTTGTTTGATAAAACCGTTATTATTCTTGCGTGGAAGTTGTGTAACGTTGAAGACAGAAAAACAATTAAACTGCAACTGATTCTTGAAGAAGATAAAGACGAAAAAGTTCTTATTGTTTTTACAAGCAGTTCAACAATTAGAAAACAACTTGAACAAGTTAATATTGATGATTTTCCTATTAAAGCGAAAATCAAAAAACAGGGTGATGCATTTTATTTAGAATAAAGGAGTAAAACTATGGCATTTTATTTAAACGTTGAAAATGGAAAAATCGTAAATTGTAGCAATGATGACTTAACTTCAGGAACACTTGTCAGTTATCCTGTAACACAAGAAGTTTATTATAACTACATTACACATGAAGACAGATACAAATTTGAAAATGGTCAAATTGTAGAAGACGAAACATTTGCAGAAAGACTTGCAAAACAAAATAAAGAAGATTTTGAAGGCAAGTTTTTAACCACTTCTAAAGGTAATTACAGACTTCAACCTAAAGGTTATGCGAACGCACAACAGTCAATTGACACCATAAACAATATGGTTATGGCTATGGGTGGGCTGACCGAAAATATTGCAAATATGATTATTTTCTACCCTACACCTGACTACACAAAAGAAGAACAGTGCACAGAAGAATGGCTTGTTGCACATCAATATCACGCAGAAACAATGACAAAAGAACAATGGCTTGAATATTATATTGAATTTACAACTTTGTATGCACAAAAAATGTATCAACAAGCAGTTGCAAATTTAACCTAACACTTGAATTTTTGGTTGGGTGGTTGGGTACATCTTGATAAAATGCACGTGCGATTCTTATTGAGGTGATTCGGGCAGGGCATTTTTTATTTTAATGAACCTTCAGAATCGTTTTTAAGACGGCTAAAAAATATTTTAGGTATAAAGTTACACGAAAAACTTTTAAGCAGGTTTTCTGCTTATGCTGACCTTGTAGTTTTTCATAAATTGAAAGGGGGAATACCATGTTAAATTTTAACAACAAATTGTTAAAGTTAATTAAACTTGCAATTAAATTGATTAACAAATTACTTTACACCATTAACAAAATTGAAACAACTTATAAAGAAGCACAGTCAAAAGTTGAACATCTTTCAACTTCAAAAGTTGACCTTACTGAAGTTGTTCAAAAGTTAGAAAATATTCAGACAAAGATAGAAGGTAAGAAAAATGATAAGTGAAGATTTACCTTGTTGTATTGTTCATGGTCGTAAAGACCTGAAGATATATTTTGATAAACCTATGCCTGAATTGTACCTGCAAGATAAATCACTTGTTGGTTTAGAAGGTGACGAACTAAAAAGGGCACTAAACAAGCCGTTTATCACAACGGCTGATATTGGTATTCTTGTTGAGTTCAAAGAAGAATCTTATAAGTTCACAATAGAAAAAGGTTATGATTGGAACGGTGCAAACGTACCACCACTTTGTTGGCTCTTAATCGGTCAGCAAAAAGAACCACGTTTTAAACTTGCAAGTTGTGTTCATGATTATATGTGTGAACATAAAGAAGTTGTTGGTAACAATAGGTATTTATCAACTCTTATTTTTGAAACTTTATGTGAATACTTCGGTAGATTCAATTCTGTAAAACGTTGGGCAATGTTTCACAGTGTTGACAATTATCAAAAATTTTGTAAGTGGGGTAAGAAAAAATGAGAATTGAAAAACCTTCACTTGTCACTTTTGGCTATAAACATCAACTTAAAACACAATGGTTAAAAGGAAATATGCCAACTGTCAAGAAAGGTTTTTACGGTGATATTCTCACAAAAGATAATGTTACACTTGAACATTTATTACCACACTCAAAAGGGGGTAAAACTACTTTAGAAAACTTGGTGCTTGCAACAGACCATAATAATTTTAAAAGAAGCAATTTACCTTTAAAAGATTTTATAAATTTTGAAGCCGTTGAAGAATATCTTGCACAGTTTGTAAATATCAGACTGAAAGATTTCAACGGTAACGAATATATAAAAGTTATCAGGAAAACAATTAAAAGACTTATGAGGGAGTAACAAAATGGAAACAGGTACAGTCGTTGCAGTAGCAAGTTTTATTATAACACTGATTATACAAGTCTTTTCAGCAGGTTTGTTTATCGGTGGTTTAGTGTTCGCAATTAAGTATATGGAAAAACAAATTAAACGTCTTGAAGAAAAACAAGATAAACATAATAACTTAATTGAGAGAATGGCACTTGCAGAAGCAAGCACAAAGTCAGCACACAAAAGAGAAGACGAACTATCAGAAAGAGTTAAAACTTTAGAGGAAGATTATCATGAATATTTCGCAAAAAGGAATTGATTTAATTAAAAAATTTGAAGGGTGTAGTCTTTCAACTTATAAATGCCCTGCGGGAATTTTGACAATAGGTTACGGTCATACAGGTTCAGACGTTCATGCAGGTCAAAGAATTACACAGGAAGAAGCAGAACGTTTGTTACGGTCTGACTTAACTGTTCACTGTAACAATGTTTCAAAACTCGTTATTGTACCTTTGACACAGTATCAGTTTGATGCGTTAGTGTCATTTGAATATAACATTGGTTACGGTGCATTTAAGAATTCAACACTTCTGAAGTTATTAAATGACGGAAAATATATAAATGCTTCAGAACAATTTGAGAGGTGGAAGTATGCAGGGGGTAAAGTCCTTGCAGGTTTAGTGAGGAGAAGACAGGCAGAAAAGAACCTGTTCTTGGGTAGTTAATGTCCGTTTTCGTTTTCGGATATATTCGGCTTGCTTGATGATTCAGGCAAGCCGTTTTTCTATGCAACATCAAGTAATTTCATTTGTGAAATAAATTCTTGACTGAATAAATCTTTTAATGTAAAAATGATTTTGTGGAGTTCTAACGTAGGTAACTCTCGTGCTCCATACTTAACAAAACGATTATTTAATAGATAATTGAACACGGAAGTAAGCACTATGCTTACTTCTTTGTCTTTGTATGAAAAGTTCGAACCTAACATTTTTAAGATAGCACGTTTTTTCTTGCCGTTTGCCTTCAAAAACTCTTGCCGTGCATATTTGCAGAAGTTTTCTAATAAGTTCGAACCCTCGTCAAAAGTTCTTGAAGTGTTGCTGATAACTTTCAATTTTTCAATTAGTCTGTCTTTCTCGTTGTACCACTCGTTGTGTTTTTCTTGCCAATATTCTTGGCTTATTCTACCGTCAAGTTTATCTGTATATAAATTGTCTAATCTGTTCTGAAGTCTGTTTATCTGTTTCTGAATTTCTTCCATGCTCGTTTCTTCATATTCAGATTTTATTTGTCTGATTTCTTTTACTGCTTTTTTGATTTCTTCAAATAAACCGTCTTCAGGGTTCGGTAATCTGTCTATAAGTTGCAGAAATATTTCATCAAGTTTTTCTTCTCGTATATAATCTTGCTTGCAGTTTCCACCACGTTTACCTGTACAATGATAATAAACGTACTTGCCCTTCTTTAATTCGGCAGTCATTTGACAACCACAATGACCACAAGTTAATAAACCTGTGTATGCAAATTCAACGTCATGACTTCTTGCTTTACTTTGATTAAACATTTTCTGAACTCGGTTAAACGTTTCAATGTCAATAATCGGTGTGTGCTTGCCGTCATACACTATGCCTTTGATTTTCATTTTGCCGATATAGAAAACATCTTTTAATACAAATAGTAATCTTGGTTTTGAATACGGTTTACCTTTATGGTTAAAACCTTCGTTAAAAAGTTTTGTTCTTAATTCATCAACAGAATATGCACCTGTTGAATACAAGTCAAATAAACGTTTTACAAATACAGATTTTTCTTTATCAACAAAAATTTCTTTTTTCTTGGTGCTTTTATCTGTGTCGTTATAATAACCAACAGGTGCTTTATGAGGATAACCACCCTCACGTATTTTTTCTTCTCTGCCCTTCAGGACTTCTTCACGTAAATTGTCAAGGTAATTTTTTGCAAGAAGAACCTTAAAACCGTGCACAAGTTTTTCATGGCTTGTTGAATCTTTGCTTAAAATTACACGTTCTTTTACAAGATGCACAACAAGGTTGAAGTTCTGTGATAAGTCTTCAAGCACAACATAATCTTTAAAGTTTCTGTAAATACGGTCAGTCTTTTCAACAAACACATCTTTTATATTGTGTTGTTTAATAAAGGCAAGCATTTCATTATAAACTTTCCTGCCAACCTTACCACCTGTTTTATTTTCAACGAAAAATTTAACTATCTTAATACCTGATTTTTCAGAATATTGTTTGAATAGTTCTATTTGTGCAGGTATTGAAAAACCTGTATCTTCTTGTTTTTTTGATGACACACGTGCGTATGCTACTGCTGATTTCATGAAAAGATTTTATCATAAAAATAAAAAATCAATTTTCACTCATTAAAATATTTGTTAAATTTCTGTAAAAGTTTTTAACGTCTTCTTGTGTAACTTCTTCATTTTCTTCAGGGGGAAGAAGCACAAGTTTTAAATCAGTCGTTGGTTTTAAAGGTATAACATTATTTATCATTTGCCATACCTCATTTCATTTATATCAACAATATGCCGTGATTTTAATATGTTCTTGTAAAGCCGTTTCGCTTCAACTATGTCATCACAAACAAAATCAATAAAAGGTGTTTTACTGAAAACACGCACAACAAATTTACCTGACAGTTCTTCAGGTTCACCAACATATTCAAGACCTC